GCGGGTGCCCTTTACCCTTCTCCGGTGCATAATTAGGCACTGTAAGCCTCCGGTATAGTGTCTTTCCACAGTCAGCTCCGTGGCCTTTGGAGCGCATTGTATAATGCCCGTAAAGGGCGATGTTGCCGCATGGAGGGCGCGACCCTCCGGCCCGGATGTGTGGGCTGACGCGCTCGTGCGGCGTATGTACCCCGGCAAGCGCCTGGGTTGAGGAGGAAATAGAAGAAGCGAATGGGAGCGCAGGGGCATACGCTCCCACACTCCCATTGTCGCATAGATTTATCCTGTGATTCCTCCAAAAGGAGGAATTTTCAAATTTTTCTGTGAGACGATAAAGGTTTAACCACACATGGGTAATCCGTTCTCCCCAACAGATAATCCGTAGACACCTCAAAGTAGTCCGCCATTGCCACAAGCGCATCCGCCCCAGGCTTTCTCTTACCAAGCTCATATCTTCTGATTTGGTCGGATGATATTCCACACAATTCAGAAAGTCTATACCTGCTTAGCCGATTTCTTTCCCTCAACCTTCTTAGCCGCTCTGAAAGTTCGTCCATCCTATCACCATCCTATAATCCCTGCTGTTCCAGAGGGCAGTCAAAGGATACTCTTTTTCTCCGCTTTCCTATTTCCTTGGATTCACAGTGGTCCACGTCTCCCACTCTACGGCATCCGGTATCTAATAGATGGTTGCAAAAGGGCGCATCCTTGGAATTATTGATACCTCGCCAGTAGACGCAAGTTTTCTCCTTGTTACAGATTTCGACCATATCTCTCCTCCCAGGGTTTAAACAGGTCATCTCCAACAATGGCCCTGATTTGCTCGTCAATCTTTGCTTTGGCATAGACGAACTCGCTATCGTCCTGCTGATCCTCACAGACCATCCGTGCCATACCGTTCATAGCCTCTATGTATGCGGTGCGGAAAGCCTCAGACCTGCCGGGGCCAAGCTGGAGGACTTCGTGAGCGGCGATCATAGCAGCATCCTGCCCCATCTGCATCAGCATGTCCATTTTCAAATGGAAAAGGGCGTTGTACTTGGTCTCCGCTTCTGCCTTGATACGGGCGAGTGTTGCGCTTGGTTTAGGCATTGCTATCCCTCCTTCGGCGGGTCTGGGAGGGGCATCCAGTGGGTGACTCTTTGTGCCCCAATCCTGCTCCACTCCCATCCAACAAAAGAACCGTCATAATATGGAATCCACTGCCTCTGTCTCTTCTGAATCGTAGCCTTTCCTTTTGGATAGCAGGACTTTAACGCTACTAAACAAGAGATTGCCTTTCTTCCTGTATTTTCGGGAAGTTCCTCCGGCAGCCTCTCCTTGACGCTAATCCACTCACTCATACCGTTCGCCCTCCCCGTCGTGGATGGAGCCGATGACCTCTTCCGCACCCGTCCATGCGTATCCTGGGGTCAAACCAGATAGATACACTGCTGGCATTCCTCCGATAAAGGTTCCACCGTGTTCCTGAACCCATACAACCTCATGCGGACAGCCACGGCTACATCTTACAATGTCCCCAACAAAAATCTTCTTCCCGTTCCTGTCGGTCAGTCCGGTGTACTGGCAGACCGTGGAGGGGTCAACCTCGTAAGCTTCACCATGCCGGTTTCTGAACATAATAAAGGGATTTAAGCTATCATGGAGGCGGTATAGATAACCTTCCACCCATGCACCATCACTCAGCCGCTTGGCTTTGAAAAGAATTTCTCTCATTGGGCACCTCCGATGATCTCGTCCAGCTTGACGGATTCGCCGGGGCGGAGGGCCTGGAACAAGTCTTTATCAATGTCCATTATCCATCCACATGTATTGTTACTCAATCCGATTACTCCGCTATCCTTAATCCTTTCTACATACTCCGCTTTAGGGTAAAGCACTTGAATTGCCCTAAAAAGTTCCACCTCCTGCTCCGTCCAGCAGGGCTTGCGGATAATACGGTCGGGGTGGTTGATAAGTTCCAGCAACATATCTTCGTTAAAGCACCAATTCCAACTTCCCGTACTATCTCTATACATTCTTTTCCCGTCTTTAGTTATTTTCCACGGGCCTCCATTATCTTGATTTTTCCCGCATTCATAATCAAATTCCTCACCAACTTCCACCCCCAGCGCTTCGCAAATTCTCGGCTTGTCCACTTTCTTTTTCGCCTCCCACGCTTTTAATCGTTCACATTCGTCTCTACAAGACATGCTCCCGGCGGATGATATGCTTCCCCATCCTACATCACACCCAATGCACGGATTGTCCATGTTGGCCTCCTTCATCATTTTCGTGACCTCACGAAATTCTTCATCCTCCACCACCTCGAACCCCATCAGGCGGGCGGCTTCGTGGGGATGATTTGCGGCCCACCCCTGGCAGTTCTGGTTTCCTGATGGTGCATAGAGATAGCAATCTTCACAACGGCCTCTGTTTGGTCTACCGCAATATGCTGTTACTGCTTCACTGATGAACAAAACTTCCCCCGTCTCAGGGTTCCGAAACTTCATTTGATTTTCCTCCCAATCCATGGAAGCAGCCAGCCGAAGGTCAGCGCACCGGCTATATAGCCAAGCCATAGTTCACTGCTCATGGGCGGCCTCCTTCCTTTCCCACTCCCTGCACCGCTGATCCGGCTCCGTGAAGTCGGCGCAGTACGGCGAATCCCCGTTGAAGCACACGCCCTGGAAGTCCTCGTACCAGGCGCAGGTGGCGCAGCACTTAGTCATGGGGGTTTTCCTCCCCCATGTAGCAATATCCATCTGGCGGGACCGTATCCTTGATGTATGGGCAGAATATCCCGCCGGGGAAGGTTTTGAATGCTTCTCCGTGCCTGCATCGGGCGCACCTGACCACAGGAACGGCATCAATAGTGGGAGCCTTATCAATTTCTTCCACAGGCACAGCGAACCCCCAGCACTCATCATCTTGGCCCAATCCAAAAAACATAACCTTTCTCTTACGGTAAAGCAGTTTGTCTACATCACCCAGCCTCATGCTCTTCCTCCTTCATCAAAGCGCCGCAGTTGGGACAGTAGCTTGATTTGCAAATACCCTGGTTGTCAATCATCAAGCCCCATTCACCACATCTGGAACAGGCCCAGCCATTCGGATACTTGAAAAACCACCGCCCGTGCCTCACCTCCGCAACCTCGGCGGCGGCCTCTTTCAGCACAATATCAAACGTTGACCCAGGAAGAACATCAGCTCGCCTTTTTTCATCATACCCAAGGCTTTTTAAAATTGCCGCCCTCTCGATGTACTCAGCCATTCTTCATCCCCTCCAGTGCGGCCTTGGCTTCCTCACGGGTCAAGAAAACGGTTTTGCCAATTTCATTCAATGGGAAAGCACAGGTTTGAGTGTGGCACAGGATGTTTCCACCTTTTAACAGAGAAACATACTGAATTGTCGTTCTTTGAATGAGGCTTGGCTTTGTCTGGAAAATGTTTAAGTATTTTGCTTGCGCCCAAACTTCTTTCCCGATCATCCTGTCCGCCTGGGCCAGCTCGCGGAGGCGGTCAAGATCGTACTCGTCGCCCAGGATGTCCTCGATGGAGGCGAGGCGGTCAATCACTTTCGGTATCTTGAGCACCTTCTGTTTCGGCGTTGCATTTTCGTTGTTGGCAATAGCCGCCCTTCCATCTGCTCTATATGTTGTCAGCCGCTTCATGGTCAGCCCTCCCCTTCAAATATTTCAAAAACCATAACGGCATATGCTCACTCCTCCTTTGGGCCACGCCATTTCCAGTTGTCATTAATCTCTACATTTGTGTCCTGTGCGATCTCAAAACAACAAAATCGGCATAGCCCCTCATTATGATTTGGCGTGTAGTGAGCGCAAGCTGGACAATGGCCGTGCAGTTGTTCTATTGCAACATCCCTCTCCTGCTTCACCTGCTCCAACTCCGCCCGTAGCTTCTTGTTTTCGGCCTCTAAGCGGTCCGCCCGCTGGTTCTCCTTGCTCCATAGGTCTTGCCCGCTTTCACCCAGCAGAGATTTCAGTCTCTTGTTTTCGGCCCAGAGCGTGGAGAGGGCGGTGGCAGCGTCCATCAACATATTTTGAGCAAAACTATTTGGTTCAAAAGTTCCAGCTTCAATTTTCAACCGCTCAATCAGCTTCTCAATGTCCATCAGGCGTCCTCCTTTGCTGGCTGCTGGAGCCATTGCAAATATCCATCCTCTAATGGTTGCTCATAGAGTTCGAAAATAAATTGCGCAAGTTCCTCATCGCTCATTGCCCGTATACGGTCGGCTCTGGAAACATCTTTCGGCCTATACGCTCCGCACGGCCATGTCAACCCAGAGCCTGTCCGGCAGTCATCGTATTTTTTGCAGTTCTGGCAGTTCATGTGTCCTCCTCTCCCTCCGGCTGGCGGCGGTAGACCTTTTGCTTTTCACATTTTTCAAGTTGCAAATATTGTCCCTCCCGATTTACTGCACAATCGCCAAAATCAGGGTGATTCAAATACACAATCAGCCACATTTTATTTTTGGGCCAATATATTGCCTCACCGTCCATCTCTCGCAGTTCCTCGCACGTCAGCGGCTCGTTCGGCGGGGTGAGGGTGGCTTTCAACTCCCTCAATTCTTCGAACGCTGAATCAAAATCACTTTCGAATCCGTCCAATCCAGAAGGTAAATCTGTTATAAAATCAAACATTTCGTCAAATGCGTTTTCCAAGTTTTCAATCGACTTTGCCATCTTTCAGTGCCTCCCGTTCTGCCGTTTTCCAAACGCTATTATGGAATTTGGCTATGTCTTGCGTTCCCTTTTTGTACCCGGCTAAATAACAATAGGCACACAAAACTAGAAGAAATATTGCTCCAAACAGGGCGAAGATCACAATTTTATCCATCGTTCAGCGCCTCCAATCTCTTGCACACAGCCCGCTCACAGTCGGACAATAGTAACCTCTCGAATAGCCACCACGGCGTAATGGTCAGAAGAATAATCCACGCTATGTCACTCAGTAATCTCATGCAGCGCCTCAAATCTCTTCATCACTATCTCCACGGCCTCGTCCGTCATGGCTGGGCCTCCCTTCACAAATATCCATTATTTTTCCTCTTTGCTGCAATGTTTGCTATTACATCCCGCAAAACAAACGCATCTATATGGCATTTCCAATGATCCGCTCCATGCATCCGAAAAATACAGTTCTGGCAGGATGTTTGTCCTTTGCAGTAGCCAACAATGGTCTGCGCGGCATCAAGCGCTTTTTTGTTATTTATCATTCCCCTCCAGCCTCTCCATCTCCTCCGCGCTCAAAATCGGCGCACGGGTGTTCCATATCTGCCGTGCTTCTTCCAAGTCGTACCCCGCCGCCATAAACCCACATGGGCATTCAATCATTACACATGCCATCACGGCCCTGTGCTTCGCGTCCTCTCCTCTGCACCCTGGACACGGCAGCAGCGCCCCCGCTTCCGTCAGCCGTCGAGCCGCCTCTTTTGAGCCGAGCATCGCTAATTTAATGTCATCCATGTATAATCCCCTTCTCTATGTCCGCTATGGCCTGAAACACCGGATAAAACTGCTGGGGAACTACTGCGTTTCCAAGGCATTTAAGTCTGTCCACCCGAGAGGGAACCCCATAAGCCACTCTACAAATGTCGGGTTCAATTGGCCACCAGCCACCACGTCCAGGCTTGGCCCTCCGTCTCTGTGCCTCTCTCCATTCCCTCTGCTGTTCTGCGCTTTCGGCGTGGGCCACATCTTCACCATCCCGCTCAAATTTGGCTCGCCCCTGCTGTTGTGATAAAACTTCCGGTTCGCCGAATCTGACGCAATCGGAGTTTTCCAAAGAATAGGTTCTCCGTCCTCTCCCGTTATGTTTTCTTTCCAGCGCTCTACACCCGATAATCGCGCATCTGTCCCTCCTGTGCGGGGCGTCGACGGAACAAGCCGGAATAATAAACGCTTGGACGGAGTAACCTTCGTTTTCCAGGTCAGCGTACACCTGGTCGAGTGCCATATTGACGATCCCAGCAACATTCTCGCCAACGACCCAAGCGGGCCGGAGTTCCGATATAACTCTAAGCATTTCAGGCCAGAGGTAACGGTCATCTTCACTGCCTCTTCGCTTCCCGGCAACGGAGAAGGGCTGGCACGGAAATCCTCCTGAAACAATGTCAGCTGTTCGCAGTCCTGTTTTTTCATAAAAGCTCTCCTTTGTCAGCGTCCTGATGTCCCTCCAGCGTGGCACATCTGGCCAGTGTTTTTCCAGCACCTTTGTCGGATAGTCTGCCCACTCGCATTGTCCTACGGTTTTAAAACCAGCCGTTTCCGCCGCAAGATCCAAGCCTCCAATGCCGGAAAACAGGGATAGATGGGTTAGCTTCGCCGCCTCTTTGTCGCCCAGCAGGGCGGCCTTCTCATCCTTCACGATATCTCCTCCTATGGTTTTTCTCCTGGTTCCTCGATCTCGATCTCTATCCTTGGCTTTCCCTTGTCCACAGCGAAGCTGTCAGAAAATCCTTCGATATTCTCCCAGCCGTCATTCCTCAGAACACCCATCTTCACTAAGGCGTCCTGGATAACCTTCCGGCCAAAGCTGGAGATGTTGTCCTTATCCCGTCTCCGGTTCTTTTCCACCCAGAGGTATCGCATGAACACAGGCTCCCGTAAAGGCATTCTGATCTGACGTCTAAGAGCTATGATTACCGATGTCTGGCAATCCCGTTTCAGTTTTGCCCCCTTCTGCCGGTGGCCCCGTTCCGCTTCTATGTACTCGTTGAGACCAGGCAGAGAAAACGGGATAATCAGCCGCATGTTTTCCTCCACCACTTTTCACGCAGTGGCTCTTGGGCTATAACGATATTTTCCACTGCTGGCGGGGCCGTGTATGCCTCCAACACAATTCGAAGCGCCTGCGCAACTTCCCGATGGTCTTCCGCGAAGAATGTCCCGGCTTGAATCAGCGCCTCTCTCCGTCTGATCTCTCCCTCTATCAGCTCCATTATTCGCGCCCTATCCATTCTTCATCTTCAACTCCCATGTGTAACATTTTGACGGGCTTCCATCAGCCTGATAGAACCGCTTAGACGCTTCGTTGTAATCAAGCCGCACCCGATCCCTCGCTCCAAACTCTCTATTCTTCAGCACGGTCAGGAGTGTAGAATATCCGACCTCCCGCACCTTCTCCTCCGGTACCCGCTCGACCTTGAACACGTTGTCAGCCCGGTTTGTAATATCCGCGCTCCCACCTACATCGTCCGCTTCAATCGGGCCGTCCGTTTTCCTGGGATGCGCCACCAGATGCACATGGACATCCAGCCGCTTTGAAAACGCCACCAGCCTCCCGGCAAATGAGGACTGCGCTCTCCAAAATCCAATTTGCTGCTCGTTCTTTAGTTCAGCCGTCATGATGTTATCTACCAGAAACGTGTCACACCCATACCTCCGGTTGGCATACTCGAAAAGTTTGAGAATGTTGTCCTCGTCATGAGCATTCTTCTGCTGAATGTCCGTTAAAAACAGCATCTTGTCCCACCACTCGTTGATTGCCGGTATAACCCGATCCTCAACATCGTACATAACTCGGCCCGTCCGTTGGTCCTCCCGCCGCCGGGTGTGGAGATAACCCGCCGCCTGCTGGAGCAGCCCAAGTTTAAACTGCTCCTTTGGAAGCTCCCCAGAGTAGGCGCAGACGCAATGGCTTTGGTTCACCGCGTCTAACAATATCTGTCCCAGAATGGTGCTCTTGCCCTCCCCACGCTTTCCGGTCCAGACGGACAGCTCTCCGCCTACAAAACCTCCAATGGCCCGGTCCAGGTCAGGGATACCGGACACCACCCGCTTGGCGTTTTTCCGCTGTGTTGTGTCCACATCCGCCAGGTTGAGCAATCCTTGAGTGGGCAGCTCCTCCGCGTTGAGCAGCAGCCGGTCAATGGCTTTCAGGCCGCCCTCCTCCCGCAATGACCACACCGTCTCGCACCCCAGGAAGTCACGTGGCGCTGGTACCATCACCGGGATGGGCACTCGCGCGGTCAACTGCTCCGCCGCCTCATCCTGTGCGGCACCAGGTGGGATCGCCAGCAGGATATACGGGAACTGAGCCAGCCACTCCGTCCATCCGTTGACCTCAGACCAGGGTGCTGTCAGCGATTTGCACACCGCGTTGATCCTCACTGCGTCCACGTCCTCCGCGTTCCGTACCCACCAAAGCCCCGTGGGCTGGGATGGGTCTATGAACTCAGGACGGAACAACAGGGCGTCATTTGGCCCAGTAATCATCCTCTCCCTCCCCCTTCCGCTTGTCTTCCACCGCGTCCCAGTCGGATAAACATCGAACTCCTTGAGCCAGCTTATTTCGCAGGATCGCCCGGATATATGACCAGGACGTTTTTTTCTCATCCAGGGCAATATCAAACGCCCTTTGACAGCACTCCGGCCCCATCTGCTCCACATATCCCTTTAGCTCATCAAGGCTCTGTTGTGACGGATTGGCGTTGATTTTATCCAGGTACGCAGACATGACGGTGGCGATGGCTTCGCGCGTGCGTGCGGAGGATGTTTCCTGTTCTAACGATAAGTTATCTATATACGATGATGATGTTCCATTTCCTAAAGGTAATACCATGGTATTACCACTGGACATACCATCGTCATCCTTTTGTTTATTCCACCGCTTTGCCACATTCTCTCTTTGCCGTTGAGAGTGAGCCTCCCTTTTTTTGATCTCCTCCTCCATTCGGCGGTTGAACAGCTTGCCGTCCTCGTCCGTCTCAAACTTCCCCCGGACCTCCTCAGACAGCCTCCCGACCGCACGGGCTACCTCCCCCTCCGTCATGTGCCCCCGCTCCCTCTGGAGGCACAGTAGGGTGATGTACTGGCCACGCTCCTTCATATTCATCAGAGCCGCCCCGCCCAGGAAATCGGATGTATAGAACAAAACGGCGGGGTCTTTGTTCTTTGCCATCTTATCTCATCCCCTTAAAACGGGAGTTTGCCGTCATCGTCGGCCAGTTCAGAAAAGCCGTCCTGCTGGGGCTCCGGCGCTCCGTAGTCCCCGCTGGTGTTGGAGGTGTCCCCGCTCCGCTGAGAGTCCCCGAAGTAGATATGGTCGGCTACCACCTCCGCGCTGGTGCGCTTGTTGCCGTCCTTGTCCGTCCAGTCACGCATCTGGAGCCGGCCCTCCACAACAGCCATACGTCCCTTAGTAAAATAGCGGCTGACAAACTCCGCCGTGTTCCGCCAGGACACCACATCGATAAAGTCAGTGGTCCGCTCGCCGGTGGCCTTGTCCTTGAAATCCCGGTCTACGGCCAGGGAAAAGGAGGCCACGGGTGTGCCTGTCTGGGTACGCCTGAGTTCTGGATCGCGGGTCAGACGTCCCATGATGAATACTTTATTGAGCATTGTTATCCTCCAATCTGTACTCGGCGTAGCTCACCGCCTTGCCGTATCGGTTTTTTGCGCTGACAGTTGTTTTCCTGATTGAATACCCATGCTTGTGCCTGAGATCATATATCCTCGCTCCCAGTCGGTAGCAACCCAAGTCCAAAAATGCCTGTGCCGGGTTGATAGAACCAAAATCCTTTATGTACTGGAGGACTTGCTCACACTGTCCCATTTGTGATACCTCACTTTCTCCTCGGTCCAGTCAGGATAAAAGCCTCTGAGATAGTTGATGATGTATGCCCTGATGTCCGCCTGGGAATGGAATCCAAGAGGCCGCAGCCGATCCATAAACAGCCCCTCGTCAAAAGCGTAGTGGCAGGGGCCGCACAGGGTAACGATGTTCTCCACCACCCCCATGCCGCCCTGGGAGCGGCGCACCACATGACAGTGGGGGCCTCCCGGAGCGCCGCAGAGGATGCAGGTGGCGGGACCTTGGGTGCAGTCCCGCGCGGCCACAGCGGCCTTGACACGGGCCGATATGGCTGTTTGTTTGGTCTGTTTATGCACGGCCCCACTCCTCCTTCATGGCCGCCAGCTTCTCAGGCGGCAATGTCTCAATGCCAAGGTCCTTGCAGTCTTGCACGATGCTGTCAATGAGCCGGGACATTTGCCTGGTGTTGTATCTGCTGGAGCCGTAATAGGCCCTGATAACCAGCCTGTCGCCGTCCTTGTCATAGCCAACCTGTTCCGTAGGCCACCCTGTCCCAAGCAGTTCCCATGCCACACGGAATGTATTTGCTTCATCCTCCGTCAGGGTAAAATCCTTAAACGGTCCGACTTCCCGTACCTTTTGTATGTAGAGTTCTTCCTTTGTTGTGTGAAGTGCGTCAGCCATTTTGTCCAGCAGCACCCAGCAGTAGTCATTTGCGTTCATGCTCCGCTTGTCCCGGTGCTGCTTGATCTTACAGTCATATAATTTGTTCTGTTTCTTTAGCACAAACTCCCTGGCCGGGGCGGTTTCGTTCACCTTCAGGCACAGCCACAGGCCGTCCTCCATTGAGATTTTCGACTGTGTGAAGGTTAGATTCATTTCGCCGCCTTCTTCCCGCACTTGATACAAAGTGGCTCCCCATACCTGGCTTTGGCCCGTTCCGCAATCGTCTCCGCCTTGATCAGCTCCTGTCCATCCCAGAAATCAGGGATCAGCATACCGCACCGCTGACATTTGATAGGGGTATCTCCTACAGGAGGGACACGCTCTCCGGGCTTGCCTGGTTCAACGTTGTACCCACCTCTGGTAACCTTTCCCTCGTCACTCCTGTTCTGGTCCGGATCGTCCCCGGTAATGATCTTGTATGCTTTGAGAAGGGCATATTTATCTCCATAGGTCATGGCCTTCCCTGGGGCCTTATCATTGCTGTCCACCCCGTCTCCGTAAGTGGTGATATCTACATAGTCAGCCGGGTCCTCCGTGTTGACAAACCGATATACTGTTTCTACCCGCATAAAAAACTTCGATATTTCGCTCTCTTGGCCGTTGTATACCTTCTTAGTGGTAATAATATCGCTGTCTATCACCTTTCTGGACAGAGGATAGCTGTACACCTTGTACTTCTGCTCCAGAGGTTTTACGGCGGCCAGAACATCCGCCTCACTCACCGCCTTATAGGAGCTTCGCCCCTCCCCTACCATCAGATTCTTTGCTACGGCGTTTAGCTCGCTGGTGATCGCCGCAAGCTTCTCATATATGTTCATACTGCCTCCTAATTCAGCCAATCTTCTAAGGTTTTAGCATTATAAAACTTTGCATAATCTGAAAATTCTCTTATCGTATCTGGATAGCCAGCTAGCAGCCACTTAATGATCTCTTCGCTGTATTCGTCGGCATACTCTTTTAGTATCTCTGGTGCATCTTGGTTTTTTTCTTTGATCCATGACGGATACCCCGTCCGCAGTGTGGCGGTGATATCAGGGTGCTCCAAGTCCATATCTCTCACAGAGCCCACCCCACCAGCAGGGAGCACATAAAGATCATGCTAGATACCACCAGGCACCGCCTCACAATGCGGTTCATGCGTGCCTCACGCTCCCGGCGGCACTGATAGCAATATTCTCTGGCGTCGTGGTTTCGCTCCACCAGAGAGCGTCCGTCCTCAATGTACTTCACTTTTTCCGCCTCTTTTCTATAAATTCCGCCACAGCGAGGGCGGTACAGATCACGATGCACACCATGCACACCACGGATAAAAACTCAAACAATTCTGATTCCTCCCAGTGTCATCAAATAGAACCACTGCTCCTGAGTAAGGCGTACCTCCTGCTCGTCCAGGAGCTTTGCAATAGAGCCATCGCCGCACCCGATCTCATGGGCAAGGCCCCTTTGCGACAGCCGGTGCCGCTCCATAGCCCGCTGGGTGATACGGCGGACTGTCTCATTTGGAGTTTTCATTTCTCTCCTCCCGGTCCAGGATTCTCGCCACGACCTCAGCTAAATTCCGAACTGTTTTAAGCAGTTCCGGCACATCAACTCCGTAATGATCTCGTTCCAGATTGTTCATGTGCATCCGGGAATTCCGGCTCTGCGTCCCAAGGTCCTTAATGCTGTCGTTCTCGTCAAGTGTTTTTTTCATAAAATTTTCCTTTCCGGCTTGACAGAGAACAGATGTTCTAGTATGATATATCCATCAAGCCTAATTGGTCTGCTCAGTTAGGTTTGCCAGCCTCGTCAGGTGGTAACGACACCTGGCGGGGCGTTTTTATTTTTCGTCCACAATGATTGTTCCAGTTGTGTAATAAATCATGTGACGGTTCCCGTCCTCATCATCAAACAGAATGTAACTCTCACGATCTGTTTCAATATCAAACTTCCCAGAATATTCTTTGATAAGTTGACCATTTACGTCATAAACAGATACTGTCCGATCAATTCCACCAGACAAATTGCTCTGCTGGTCTTTCAAGGCCCTGCGCCCGCTCTCAGAATTAAACCGATACCAAATGTAAAAACCACAAATCAGCGCAGTAACCAGAACTGCTACCGCTGTCGCAATCGAGAGTCCGATTTTCAAACCCTTTTCGTATTTTTTATCGGTCGCTATTGCTCCCCATAGCAGAAACCCCGCAATAGATAAACCTGTAGCGCCAATGATAATAACGGCTACCCACGATCCAATTGTCATAATTACATATTTCCTTTCTAAATTACTGCATACTCCAACCAATAATCAGTATTGCAATTTGGCCAATGAAACTTTTTGCTCTATATTTAACTCCGGGTCGTTGGCCACATCTTTTAGCACAACTTCCCTCATCCGATAGCCGAGCCCGTCCAGCATAGACCGATATTCTTCATACTTCATAACTTTTTCCTCCTTGTATTCCGTCCCGCACCATGCTAAAATACAAGGTACAAGGACTTGTCCTGTTCTTCCGCCCTCATCCGTGCGCTACCACGGGTGGGGGCAATTATTTTGTTGCTGACAAAGCCGCACTCAAAATAGTCTGTAAGCCGGATAGTCTTTCGTTTACGATTCGCTCAATCCCATCCACCGCCAGCTCCTCGACCTCCCGAAGCTTGTAAGTAGGCAGGTCACCCCGTTTGTACTTCACCAGAAGCCCTGGAGAAATGTTATAGGCCCAGCTTCCGGTTTCCCGATTCTGCACCCCAAAGCCAAAGGGTGCCCTCTGCTCCTGGAGTGCTCGGTACAATGTAGGCGTAGACCACCCGATGAACTGAGCCGCTAAGTAGACAGGTACATTGTCCCGTGATAGGATCTCCTTTTCCCCAATAGGTGGGGTCTCTTGCTTCTTCATGGTTTCCTCCTTTCTGATCGTTTTATTGCCGCTTCCTTCATATTTACCTCCGTTCCCTGTCGTGATATACTGGCGGAGAAGGGAGGTGAAGTTATGAAAATTCCACCGTTCGCTGATTTCAAACAAAGTATTGATTTTGAAAAGCTCACCTACGATTTAACGGCAATAGCAACACAAGAATTAAAGGAGTCGAGCACTTTATTTACTGCCAATCAATACCGATTTTTAACGAGTACAGTGGCAACTATGTCGCTGGCTTTGTTTCAAATGGCTTGCCGAACAGCTTGACGCATAACCTCGTTTGGGTCGTATTCGTGATTTCGTTGGCCTTGTAGTGCAAGTACGAGGTCAGCGATTTCTTTTGCCTCGCCTTTCAAAATGACTTCCATCTCTATCCCCCCCTCCCCATTCAGTCCGTTTTATTGGACAATTCCCGTGCTATCCTGATCGCACTCCTGGATTTCCAAAATTTCCCGGATGGCCTCCACAACTCTTGGAGCATTTCGCTTCCCCTTCAAAATCTTGTCCATGTACCCGCTGTCTGCAAAAAGCCCCGTTCGGTTTGTGATTTCTTCCTCCAGCCACTTTTGTGTCTTTCCACGCTTTAGCAGCTCCGTCTTTACGCACAAACCAAACGACGTGAATTTGCATGAATCCACGAAAATACCTCCTTCCGTACATTTATGGTTGACAAGTACGTCTAAATGTACTATTATGTAAGCGTCACCAAACAAAATAAGTACGTTAGACGGGCTGTCTATGTGAGTATTCTAGTACATTCTCACGTACAAGTCAAGCAGTTTTTCTGTTCTTGCGTACTTTTGTTCGCTTGCACAAACGGAGGTACGCACAAATGTACAATTTGTACGAAAATATTTATGCACTTTGTAAAGAACGAGGGATTACTCCAGGAGGTCTATGCGGAGAGCTTGGTTTTAGGCGTAGTGTGCTTTCTGACTTGAAAAATGGGAGAAAAAAATCCCTAGACACAACTACGCTTATGAAGATTGCAGAGTATTTCAACGTTTCTGTAGATTATCTTTTGACTGGAGAAGAAACAAAAAAAGCGCCCACCCAAGAGGATGAGCGCGAGATAACTTTTGATGATTTTACTTTTGCGATGCAAAACGAAAGCAAAGACTTGACCGAGGCAGATAAGCAAATCCTTCTATCAATGGCAAAACAGCTTAATGATGCAAGGAAGAAGAGAAATGGAGAATCTAAATAGCCTATATAAATGGTTAGACCTAGAGGGAGTCTTTGTATTTGATAGGAGGCTCCCGTTCAGCAAAAAGGATTCTAAAGCGACCACTCTAAAGCTAAAGCCTCCTTATGAAACTTGGGGCATATTTCTTGACAAGAAAAGGTTGAAAACAAAGGCAGAGGAAAAATCCGCTGTGCTTCATGAGTGTGGGCACTATGCAACGGGAGCCACCCATGAAGTAAACAGTCCGTTCGATCTTGTTGCGAAGCATGAATACAAAGCAGACAAATGGGCTGTCGAACGGGCGCTGTCAGTCGATGAACTAGACGATGCTGTGGCAGAAGGTCATACAGAAATTTGGGATCTAGCTGAGTATTTTGGAGTAACTGAGGACTTCATGCGAAAGGCCGTCTGTTGGTATACCTACGGGAATTTGGCGACGGATTTATATTTCTAAAAGAATGGGAGATGTCCATTATGACACCAGAATATGCGTCTCAGATCGTCTTTGAACAGGATATTAAAAAACAAGACAAAATGATCGAGAATTTAAAAGAAGCAGACTCGAAGCAACTCCTAAAAATGTGTATGAAATTGATTAGAGGAGAGGATTTTTAGTTCGAGACAAAAAATGTGGTCTTAGTTTCAAAGTATACTCATGTCTTTGAGGATTACAACCATGGAATATAAATCACCTGAAACAATTGTAATATGTAGTCGCTGCCTCTCTGACTGCCCGCCTATTGGGTATGATAGTCGGTTTAATGTATTCAAATATGATTATTCCCAGCCCTGCCAGAAATGCGGTGCCAAAGAATGGTGTGCCCATGATGTCAGGCGGGACCGGAAAACAGGTCGGCTGCTAGATAAACCAGATTAGAACTTAACGTCTGACCACAGTAAATAGAGAGGAGAACTATTATGCTAGAAGAAAAAGATCTGCAAGCTATCGCACAGTTGATGGAGAAACAGAGGCAGGACATCATGTCTGAAACAAAGGGTCTGCTGGCCCAGCAGAAGCAGGAGATTTTGGACGAAACCACCCAGCGCATGAAGGTCCTTCTGGATACAGAAGTCACTCCGAAATTCAATCTGCTGGCGGAAAATCAAAAAATCATGCTGGACAAATTAGCGCCGAAGAGTGAATTAGAGGAGTTACGCAGTGAAGTTTCCGTCTTGAAGCTCGCTATTCGGAGCATAAATCAGGAGATTGCAGAACTGAAAAAGGCACAATAAAAAATCCCCGCTCCAGTGTTGGCGCACTGGAGCGGGGAAAGGGAAAATATCCTTTGGCGAATTTTTTCGGCCGCAGTAAATCAAACTTTTTATCCGAATTACTCTGGCACTATTTGAAATTTCCTTAAAAAACCAAACAAATACAATAAAATCAATCTTCTATTTCGGCAGGGGGGATATAGATGAAAGAAGACATTACGGTCACTGCTCTTGAATCACCTTTCGCAAAGTATAGCGGATCGCTAAGCCTCGGAGATAAACCTGTTGACTGTTATGTTCTGGATGATAAGAACAGAGTCATCAGCATGAGAGCTACTGTAAAAGCAATCGCAAACGATGATAACGGAGATTTATTAAAATATGTTGGAGTTAAGTCTTTGCAACCATACATAGATTCCGCTGGAATTTCAAGCAGATTTGTTGAATTTACTATACCTGGAAATCCGAACAAGGCAAAAGGAATTACAGCGGAAACTTTCCTAGACATTTGTTCTGCCTATGTATCTGCACTTACATCTGGTGCCCCTTTAACCGAAAAACAAAGAGGCATAGCTATCAATTGTTCAATTCTGTTATCCGCGTGTGCAAAAACAGGATTAATTGCCTTAATTGACGAAGCTACAGGTTATCAGTACGAGCGAGAAGAGGACGCCCTGCAAGTAAAAATCCGAGCTTTTATTTCCGAGGAATTACGTGCATGGGAAAAAACCTTCCCAGACGAACTTTGGGAGGAGTTTGGACGACTTACACATTGGCAAGGATCTTTACAACAAAGGCCAAAATATTGGGGGAAATTAGTGCTAGAACTAATCTATGATGCCATGGACCCAGATGTAGCAAAATACTTGAAGGAAAACAAACCCAAACCTCGACATGGGTTAAATTATCATCAATGGCTGTCAGAGGATTTGGGTGTCAAGGCACTAACAACACATCTAAATCAAGTAATTGGAATTGCAAAGACCTGCAACACTATGGAAGAGCTACGACACAAAGTGGCTCTTTACTATGGGAAAGAAGATTTACAACTATCAATGGGCGATGTAGTGCCATAAGAAAAATAAAATCCCCGCCCCGGCGCTACCAACACCGAGGGCGGGCCGTAGATGCTACCAACATCAACGGGAAGCAAAGCACCCAGACAGCCAAATCAAGGCACCTTTGCGCCCTTTTATTGTATCATACTGGAACCACGGGTGCAACCATAAAAAGGAGGAGCACCATGAAGCGAGCAAATGGGACCGGAACTGTGGTCAAACTATCCGGTAACCGGAGCCGTCCATACTGTGTCAGGATATCCCAGCGAGATAAGCGTGGATATGTGATCCAAACAGCCGTCAGTTACCACGCAAAGGCCGCCGAGGCACAGGCCGCCCTGGATGAATTAGTCAAGAAAATCCAAGCTGGGAATCATATCAGCGCCGATACAATCAATACGACATGGGGGCAGGCTTATGAGATATGGTCCGCTCGAAAGTACAGGATAGCTGGACCTGCCTCCGTGGCATCCTATAAAGCCTCCTGGAGCCGTGTAGGGGCTCTAGCTGACCGGAAGGCCAGGAGTATTACTATTGATGATCTCCAGGCTATCATTGACCAGGATGCGGCGGATGGTATGTCTAGCTCGTCCATTAATAACGACTGCATCCTTATCAAAGCTCTGTTTAAATTTTTAATGGAACGTGACATTGTTGCGAAGGACTACTCCGCTTTTATTCAGGTCCCGAAGGTCGGTCCGAAGCATACCAAAGGTGCCTTTGACGACCTACAGATGGCAAGACTGGAGAAGTTGGCTAAAGAAGGATTCCCATGGGCTGACACGGTGCTCATGCTCTGCTATACCGGCCTCCGCATCAACGAGTTTTTGTCCCTCACTCCATTCAACTTTGATCCAGACACAGGATGCTTAACTGGCGGCAGCAAAACTGAAGCTGGGAAGGGTAGGACCGTTCCTGTTCATCCAAAAATCCGTCCATACTTTGACCGTTGGATGGCAGATCAGGCAGATACTATTATCCATCAGGACGGAAATCCCGTATCAGACAGATGGTATCGGGCCTCCGCATTCAAAGGTGTCATGGACGCTCTGGGGGTGCCTGATGCCACACCACACTGGTGCCGCCACACATTCGTAACCAGAGCTAAAATAGCTGGGGTAGATGAGATGGCCCTAAAGTTCATTGTCGGACACTCCCAGCGGGGAAATATCACCGCGCAATACACTCACCCGGACCCCGCCTGGCTTGCCGCCGAGATGGCAAAAATTGCGTAAAAAATAATCACCAGAAACCAGGCGTTAGTAACGGGTTAGTAACACGGTTAGTAACAAAAGTCGGGAAAGTGCTGATATACCGGCACTTTTCTTTTTTTAAAATTTAAGAAGTTCTTAAATTTTTAATCAATTATCTTTATATATCGAGAGCAAAAGTTATCTTCTGATTTATAAGTGCTCGTTTTTGTCAACTTTTTTCGCTACATTATATCACACAAAATCATGCGTTAGTAACAAATCCGCCCCCCATAAAGGGGGGGCGGACTAGTTTAGAGAGACCGAATTTTCCTCATGACACCCTCATACACCCGTGGGTTGACTGTGTGGAGCGTGTCCATCAGATCATCCATAACGGCCCATGCCGCCCTCTGATCCCTGCCATACACGCTACGCAAAAAATCGCTGTCCCCGTAGTCATCAACTACCGTGTATTCCTCGGCAACTGCTGGTGCAGTGGAGTAAGATGTCTCATATGTCGCCGGACGTTCTTGCCGGTCCATACGGTCCCTGATCGTGTATAGATTTGCTAACTTTTGGTATGCTGGGTAGCTGGATTCTCCGTATTCCAGACGAGCAATTTCAATATCTATCTCCTTGCGGTCAAGCATGGGGGACACCCCCTATCAGTCCCGGCCCAGCTCGCTCATAAAACGGCGGATCGCTTCACGCTCTCGGTCAGTAGTGGCATTTTCCATCATCTCACGGGCCTGCTCTATCATAGCCTCCTTGGCATCGTGGCGGCTATACCCTCCATCTCTGCTATAGTCACCACGGTTGCTATAACCGTCCCGGCTATAGTGTCCTCGGACATAGTGCTTACCACGGTTAGCATAGCTGGAGCCACGATTATAGGAGCCGCGTCCCTCCCAGTCGCCCGCCTCAGAGTAGCCGCCGTCCTCCTCCAGAGCGCAGATTTTATCGATGTTCTTGATGGTATCAGTCAGCTTGTGGACGGTCTCCAGATCACCAGCAGACATTTCAGGCTTGCGGGCAATCTCGTCCAGTTCGTCCTGAAGCTTATCCTTCAGCTCGTATAGTGCTTTCATAGTATCCTCTCCTTTCAGGCTACACGCTCAACAATGAAGTTACTGTTGGCTACTAAAATAGGCTGTGTACTGGTGTTTTTTGCGGCAACAGTGACACAGCAGCCACGGGGGACATCTACCACAGCGGAGACATAGATATTAAAGAAATTCTCCACAGCGGCAGGGGTAACAGTGGCGGTGGATGCGGTCAGCGCCTCACCATTGATGGAGATTGCCGCAGTGATGGCCTCCACGGTCCCGCCGTCAGGGATGGCGATATTGGCGCCAAAGGAGACCTTGAATTTCGCCCGACACTGGTTCGTAAGCCCACGAAGAGTCACCAGTCCAGCACCCTCCCGGTGTACGATGCAGGGCTTGCTCGTGTTGGCCTCCTCGGTAAAGGGCACGTTCTGACCAGCGGCAACGGTTACGATTGCGCTATTTGTGTACTCGGCCAAAAAAATCATTCCTTTCAAAAAGATTAGCGGCGAGGCTATTGCCCCGCCGCGCTTGTCTCAAGATCGGCACGGGGCCGAACAGTCCGAATTTATCGGACAGTTGATATATTGGGTTTTAGCAGCAACCGCCGCAGGGATTACACCCACAACCAGCATAAGGATTGGGCACCTGATAGGCCGGAACAGGCATGGGGTTGATGCGGCGGATCAGTTCAGCGGTCTGGGCCTCCTGATTGGCGGTGAAGAAAGCGTTCTGCGCCGCTTGGGAAGCCTGGAACTTCAGGCTCTGGTTTTCAGCCGTCAGAGTAGCGATCTTGTCCTGAGTCAAAAAGTCCAGGATCGCACGACTGTTGGAGTTCTGGTTATCGATGATGTCCCTGGTGCTGTTCTGGATGGTATTCCGGGTATCGCAAGCCTGGGTAGCCATGTCGTAGCGGACGCCTTGGATTGCCGCCTGGGTAGCCGCACCCTGGGTGGACAGGTTATAATTCACGCCGTCCACTGCCCGCTGGGTCTGGCAGCAACAGTCCTGAAGCTGATACCCCAGATTGCAGATAGCGTTGTCAACACCGTGGAAGCCGTTGGTTACGGCGGAGAGGATACCGCTCTGGCCGGTCTGGAGACCGTTCAGCGCAAAGCCCTCGTTGATGTCGGCTCTAGTAGCCCAGCCCTGACCGGAGGGAGAGCCCAGGCCATTGCCGGAGTTACCACCCCAGCCGCCGCCATAGCCGCCCCAACCGAACATACCGAAGATCAGGAACAGGATGATCCAGGAGGCCCAATCGCCTCCCCAGCCGCCGAAACCGCCATTCCCGCCCTGATAGGCAGGCTGCACGGGCATGGTCATTACAGCGCCGTCAGAAGAAAGACTCATTGTGTTATCTCCTTTGTAAATTTATTTTCAAAACCGTGGCCACGGATTTTGATTGAAGTTATTTGCCAAACATCCCTCGCATCCCCTCAAACATGCCAGACATCTGCTGGGCTTGTTTCTGGACCTGGTTAAGCTGATCTTGGGAAATGCGGCCAGATGATACCATCTCTTGTATCATGGCGTTGGGGTCCTTACCCCGCATCTGCTGCATGAAGGACTGAAACTGCTGCATCATGTTGGGCTGACGGTTGCCGCCCATTGCGTTGAAAAAGGGATTCATTCCACATCCTCCTTTGTATCCGTCTTTTTAGTAGTCTGTTTCTTCGCTGTAAGAACCTCTACACGGGCCGCTAAAGCCTCTAGGTCCTGCTTAGTGGCATACTCAATAGACGGGGCCGCCGGAGCCTGTGCGGATCTCTGCGTGCGTTCTACGAGGTCATAGGTTTTCATGCTGGGCTTGCCGCTTGCGTCCGCCTGCTTCAGATACACAACAGGGGCATTGCTGTCCCATAACGTTACAGCGGAGTTTGGCGCAACTAGATAGTTAGCTGCCTCCATTTCGTTCTGCACCCAGACAATGGAAGGTTGGGCTTGCTGCGGTTGCTGCGCGGGCTGAAACTGAGACCCACGGAGCTGCGCAAGCTGGTCCGGCATGGGTGGCTGGTAGTACATGGGCTGATAGCCCGGATAGTAAGGTGTATAGGCCATATCACATCATCCTTTCCAATAGTACAAAACTTCTTTTTCCCCGGAATCCCAGGTGTCCAGAATTGTCCCGTCGATAATACAGACCACATGGGAGTTCAGGCCGAGAAGGTACACACCGCTTCTATGGGTCCTGGCAAACTCGTTCACCGTTGTGTGAGGCGGAGCCGGTCTTCGCTCCAGACCATACCGGCTGAGATAGCTCCTCCACACCTCGTTGGAGCTTGGCATATCTTTCAGGAGATACCCTTCCAGGCACAGGCCGATGTAGGTGGTGTCCCAGGTCTGGTCCAAAGCGGTGGAAATCGCTCTAACCGTGCAGTCCCCCACATTCCTGTTGTAAGGATTTTCGTTGTGCCATGAATACCTCTCCGTTGTTCGCATGGCGGCTTTCCACCTCATTTAGATACTTTTCCAAACCATAATCATCCCCCTGTGCCCGAAACCACATAATGGTTTCCCTGGCGCAATCCGGCCGGATACCGGCGGCAATCAATCTCTCTACCGGGGTCATATATCACACGTCCTTTGTATAAAAATAAGGAGTCCGTGAGGAGGACTGCGACGTGTACAGCCCTTGTTCCCCACGTCCTCCATGTCTATATTGTCGCATAAAAATTCCCCGGCTGGGTACGGTCCCAGTCGGGGTTGTGTACGTTTTATGTACGGTTTGTGTAGAGCTTGGCGGATACATTTTTCACCCGTTCCAAAATATGTTTAAGGTGGTCTCCCACCGTGGCCCTGCGCCATCCCAGCTCCGCCGCAATATCCATTTGACACCATTTGTCAATAAGATATCGTCTGGCGATCAGTTCATCGTCCCGGTGGAGTGCGGCCTCGTGGATGGCCTCCTCCAGTTGAGAGCGCAAGAGCTTGTCAAGCGATTCCGGTAGCTTTACTCTTGCGCTCATGCTCCACGTCCTTTCCTTACTTCAACGCCGCCGCCCTTGCCATGACGGCACTCTCCTCACGAGTGACAAATGCCATAGGTCGGGTCCCATCTGTCAGGCCAAGCTCGTTGGCCTCTGCAAACAGCTTCGGCATACTGGCCGGCAGCTCCGCTCGCTCGGCCAGATAGCGGTCCATGTACTCCTTCCACTGCTCGTAGGTCACTTCTTGCTCACCTCTCATCTTCTGGGCTACATCCCCCCGGAAATCATCCATGGTCTTGCCGAATTTGGGGAACCAATGGAGAACGTCGGAATGGTTGCTGGCTACGCCCCGCTGATAGCCCTCCTTATGGCAAATTACCACTCCGTCAGCCAACGGGTCCAGGTTATGCTCCTTGCAGAGAGAGGCGGTCAGCTCCACGGCCTCCTGGTACACCGCCTTAAAATAGCTGGCATCCTCCAGGCCGTCCTCGCAGATTTCAAAGGAAATGTGGGTATCATTTGCACTGCCGTTCTTTCCTCGGCCACAGTGCCAGCCACGGCGATTCCATGGAAGGGTCTGCACTGTCCCCACCAATCCGTCGGCAAATCTGCCTACAAAGGCGTGGGCGCACTTTTCCAGTCCGGGCCTGTCCCAATCATTCCCGTACTGATTCCGACCAATTACATCATCTCCGGGCACATAGCGGGCCACAGAGGGGTTATTAGCCCCAGTCGAGTGTACCATTATTCCCTGCGGTCGAATGGTCCTCCCGGCCCTGTAACAGTCGTTCTCAGTTAAATACTGTTTTCGTAATCTCATGGTCTTCCTCCATTGACATATCAGGGCGTGTGCTGTAATATGCGGATAAGGGAGTGATAAAAATGCATGATTACAAATTGCTTTGCCACTTTTTGAGGCAGGCAGAAACTGCTTTCAGCCTATCAGTGGACACAAACCAGGAATTTTCTGCACTAGCAGACAAGTTCGAGTCCGGCAACGCCACAAACGAAGACCGGGAAATGGCCCTCAGAATCCTGACAAATGCCAGGGAGAACTTTTCCTCCATGCCGGACAGTGAGGAGAAAATGACTGGGATGTTAGAGACCGCCCTGATTATTCAACAGCTAAATATGGAGCTAAAGGCACCCTGATTGGGTGCTTTTTATTGTTCTTTTTCCGCTTCCTCTTTGGCGGCCTCATCCTCCGCCACGCCAGTAGCCACGGCGGCCTCAAATGCCTCCTTGTCAGGGAAGGCGGCGGCCAACTCCGGCCCGTGGCGGCCAGTAAACTCACGAATCTCCTTGGCCTCCTCGTGGGTAATCTCAGGGTGCTTCTTCAGGAGCATGGGCATGCCTACGGTAGCCAAATCGGGGGCGTCGTTCTTCTTAGTGATTTCGTACAGTTCATAGAGCATTTCGGTGTTCATAGTTCAATCTCCTTTGTAGTCAAAAATATGTTGTTATTCCTTCATCTGCTTGATGGCCTGGTTGACACCAGTTGCCGCCAGACCGGACACAATGCCCACAGCAACGGCGGTCAGCGGGTCCGTCGCCGGGAAGTCCTGGAGGCCGGTATACAGGGCCGCCACGCCCAGAACGCCGCCGCACAGGCCCACGATAGCCGGGATGTACTTGTTATCCAGGCCAGACGATTTGACGATCAGTCCCACCAGATAACAGATGACGGTAATGGCCGCCACGGATGCGATTCCAAAGTCCATATTTTCACCCCCTCTCAAAGACCTATCTTGTCTAACAGAAAGGCCATAACCGCTGTAATAACCGCCGCAATTACGGCCCAACTTATTTTGCCTTTCAGATCTTTCCAGGTTCGTCCAGGCTCTGCCTGAATGTCTGACAATCCCTTGGACAGTGTGCTCACTTTACCCGTCAGGTCCTCCAGCTTTTCGAGTATCGTTGTGTACTGCTGGCCCTGCTCTGCACGGGCGATCTCCAAGGCCCGGACCCGATTATAAAATTCTTTGTGCGTCTCAGAGGATTTCTGTTCGTTCTTTTCTACTCGCCGTTCCAGGTTAGCGATACGGGATTCCATGGGACAATCATTGCAATCCGGTGGCATGGCACACCGCCTTTCCATCTTAAACTATTGGTTAATAAATCCTGAAATCTCCAGTCACATGATAAGCGGCTCCAACTTGGCCAATAATTTTAATTTGAGAAATGTCACCAGAGAAAAAGGGCGAAGAGCGTGACACATCAAATTCGGCAACCAAAATCCCCGCCTGCATGGAATAGACTCCCGTCCCATCGATTTGCTTAGGCGTTCCATTTTCATCCAGAAACGTGTATGTTACACCATTTTTCGGCTCAAAATCCAGTGTTGCAGTCACGAGATTTGCACCGCCGCCCCCACCTTGTATCACCGGATTCATTATCATACTGTAATCACCCCGTCTCCAGATACATATACCAAATTGGTCGTATGGCCACTCCGAGTGTATACCTCCGAATTTGCAACCACTTCTAACGCTCCGCTTAATGCGTCTTGTCTTACATCTCCTATCATTAGTGGAAGGATAAAAGAGTTTTTAGATACTGATATAGTAAATTCTGTAGAGTTAAGTGGGGCATAGCCTTTTGTTCCGTCCGAAGTAATATAATGTAGACCATAATCAGGGCTTGATATTGTATCATGGCTTTTTATAGTAACTGTAGCAGTTTCTCCACCGCCCTGCACCACTGGATTCAGTATCATGCCGCACTGCCTTTCATCAAATCAAACAATTTTTGGGGTATATGTTGTCCCGACGCTTTAATGCAATAAAGTTATACATAATGCGTAAACCTTCTATTATTGGAGTATGGTGATTTTCTAAGTTTTCGGCGGGCGCTCCTGGAGGCGACAGCCGATGGTGAAGTCAGAGTACGACCTACTGTAACCGTTCACATAGAAAGGCCCGTAATTCTGGTGGTGGTAATAGTCACTGCCATGGTACAGGCACGGGCTACCACCGTTGAAATTCCAGCCATCCGGGACATAGGTAGTCGTACTGCCAGAAGATTCGGTGGGGTAAAGCGCCCACTCCAGATTGCTTTGAGTCGGGATGGCGAAATCGCTGGGGTAGCCGCTGGTCGGCCTGCCCACCAGAACCCCGTTGGCGCTGTCGCTGAACTGATTGGGATTCTTGATGACGTTCAGGCCGCTGCTGTTGTAATAGCACCCGTCCATCCAGTCGTACACGTTGTCCCACCAGCCCTCGATGTTCCGGTACTGGCAGAATCCGTAGGAATCCCGGCTGGCCGCCGTGGTTCCCGTGTGGTACTGCATGGTGTCCGTCTTGCCGTTGTTCTCCTTGGAGCCGCTGGCCGAACAGCCCCGGCCGATGCGCTCGCCATTCCAGTCCGCAAACTCCACCAGGAACAGCATGTTCACATACCACATCTGGGCAAAGTCCATCTGCCAGATGTTCGTCCCCAGGTTATGGGTGCGAGTCCGGGCCGTGCTCCGGGTAATATCCACCTGCTGCGCCTTATTGGTCTCCGACTTATAGGTGCCGCTGGCGCAGTGGTAACGTCCGATATAGGAGTAATCCAGTTCGCCAAGGCCGTCGCCCCGGTCCATGTTCACCGGGTCCACATGGAACCCCTCCACCGGGCCGTCCGCAATTTGCAGCTTCAGCTTCTTCCCCGTCTTGGTCCACTTGTACCAGTATTTGGGCTCTTTCACCATCACGCCCCCGGTCCGGGTCGTTTTGGTCATGTCCTTCCACGGGTACAGGTTGTCAAATGGGGAAGAGCCGGAGCCGTTGTTAGCGGCGGGGGAGGGCTCGGCAAACTGTGCGGAACCATCAGTACGTTTGCCCTTGGTGGAGCCGTTGCTGGTCCAGTCCCATTCTACACCGTAGATTTTAGGAGGAGGAGGAAACGGCTTGGCAGGACAACTAAAAATCATGTCCCTACCTCCTGGATTACCACATAAACCTGTACATCTTCTGTCGGGACCGTCTGCGCCTTGAATGTCAATTTGTTGGCCGCCTGTCCCGTGCAGGATATCCCAGCGGCAGAATACACCGCTTGGTCCGCAATCGTCGGCATTGGCTGAATCAACTGTTTACTCTCATCCGCAAGCACGCCCGGAACTGTAACAGTCTGGGTGTTGTTGGACCAAGCGGAGAGGGGGAGGGTAACCAGGGTGGATTTTGGTCTAGAATTGCGGAGTTCCTCCTTTACATCGTCCATCGTAGGCAGATAAGCATCATTTTCCGCAAAGCCGGTTTTTTTTGCGCCCCCTACGTTATAGAAAAACACGCCCCCACAGTCTACTTTTTGAACAATGCCAGAGCCCGGACTTGTGAAAGCATCAATCTCTCCTGGATTGGCAAACATATATGCCGTATCATGATTACTAGAAATCCCGATCAGCGGTAACTTCTCAAGGCCCACAAAATCTCCATTCACAGCTAACTGCACTCTGGGATCTGTGCCTCCGTCTACCGGATCAGGGGACTCAACTACCTCCAGCACCAACTCCCCAGTCATAGTCCCCCCGCTCAACTGGAGATACCTCTGGTCGGCCTGTTCCTGGGTCATGCCAGATTGTGGTGCATCCTGTGGCACGGCGTTACCCCCGCTGTCAAAGCCAACCACCTGACCCTGGGTGCCGGTGAGTTTATCCTGCTTCTCATTCGCCAGGGCAGCGGCCGCAGTGGGGAGGGAATCACTACCGGCCCCAACCGTCACGCCGGTATCACTAATAGTTTTCAGTGTGTCATTCACATTCTTCTTGATGCGGTCAATCTCGCTCTGTACGCTCATGCCGCACCTCCTCAGATGGCCGCAAGGGCTTCCTCAATGTCACTGGTCAAGCTCACGCTACCCCCGGAGGTGTACCCGGCAGGCACAGAATAGGAGGTCGTGGTCAGGCCGTCGATGGTACCGGAAACAGCGCCGTTATTCGCCATGGAGCCGGATACCAATGTGCCTTCCGCATCTACGATCTTCTTACCAGTCAGCACATCAGCCGCAGCAGCCGTTACTCCGCTTACGTCCTGATATGCGGCTGGAATGGCTCCAACGGTGACCTTAGACAGCACCTTTCCAGTAGTTGGCGCAATCGTCTGGGCGGACTCGCTGGGGGTTGCGGTCTTTTCCTCCAGCGTGATAGATACTGTTCCAGCTCCGTCATGGTGTCCGGACGGAATCGTATAGGATGGAGCCGCAACGGTCAGCGTTTGGGTAACTGCCCCATTATCTGGCATCGTACCTGTGACCTTGCTGCCGCCAACATAGGCAGTTTCCCCATCGAGGATTTGTCCAGCCTCTGCGGTGGCGTCTGTTGTGTCTACAAACTCCTCTGGGATAGCCCCTACGGTGACAGAGGAAAGCACCTTGCCCTCTGTTGCCTCCACAGTCTGCTCGGACTTTGTAGGCGTGACGGTTTTCGTCTCTGGGACAATCTGCACCTTACCAGTACCAGCATGGTACCCCTTTGGGATGGTGTATGATGGTTCCTCCGCTGTAAGGGTTTTATTTGCGGCCCCATTGTTTGGCATGGTGCCGGTAGAAACCTTACCCGTCTTATCTACAAATACCTTTCCAGTCAGCACGTCAGCCACAGTGGTGGTCACAGCAGACACATCCTGGTAACTATCGGGAATCGGAGCTACCGTCACATCAGACAGTCCGTAATAACCGGGGTCTGGAGTCACGTTCTGCTGAACCTTGGTAGGCGTAACACTCTTGCTCTGGAGGTTATAGTTTCCACCGCCAGCCACACCGGACACCGTGCCACTGCCGTTATGGTAGCCCTTCGGGATGGTGTATGTATCGCCCTCCTGGACTTGCGCCGATACAGCGCCCCGGTTTTCAATACCCTCGATCTCTGTCGCCAGCTTGTCCAATGTGTCAACGCTCGTGCCAATACCAAGCTCTACCGCTTTCGCACGGATCGTATTTCGTGCGGTTTGGATGCGGCTGATTTCAGTTGCTACGCTCATTTTTTACCACCTTTCAAATCGTCCCTAAAAGGATCTCGATATTTCCAACAGTATCCTGCACCGCCGCCGCAGTAATGGGAAGGGTGTTGTCCCCCTCGAAGTCGCTCACCGCATTTACAGAGAGTGTATTCGTTTCCCTGTCCAGCAGTAGGCCGTGGCCGATCCTATAGCCACCACCGCCGCCCTCTGGTAATGGTATATCTGATTCCTCATATTCCCCGGAATCCGGGTTAAAAATGAGCCATGTCCCGTTTGTGCCGGGTTTTGGCGGATTATTGTTAATGTCTGTCAGACGGTCCTCCATCTGCTCAAACTCGGAGGGCAGGGGCGGTGGGAATGCGTCTACCGCATTGATGCTATTGAACACCGTGGCATAAAACAGGTTGCTGTGCCGCACCTGGTCACCCAGAGTGCCCCGAACCTGCATGGCGTATGTACCGTCATCCGCCAGCATGGAGGCGGTAAGCAGAGCGCTGTACACTTCCCCATCTCGGGAAAGCTGGATGATGTTCTTCTGCCCATCCTTCTCCACGTCCACCTTCAGGTCCCACCCTTCCGGCAGGTCAGTGGATATTTCCAGAGACGTGACCTCATTATCACCCTCAAATCCAAGGGAAAAACCGGGTGGCGTACAGATATTCCAATCGGTCATGTAAATCATACGCCCACCTCCTGTGTCATAGCGGCCACCTTATCCAGAAGTGCGTCTATCTCTTCCCCACTGTATTTGCTGGTGTAGTAGCTTGTGGGTGTTTCCTCCGCAAGCGCCTGTAACTCCATGGTAGAAATCCTCTGTTCCAGGGCGGATAGCCTCTCTTCTATTGTCATGGTATCTCACCTCACACGACGAATCTTCGGTCCAACTTGTCCAGAATAAAGCGGCCAGTGCGGTCCATTACGGGGCCAGATGCGGTTAATTTAGGGGCGGAATAATAAAGAATTACACAGCCTTTATATCCGTTTCCGCCATTTGAGCCCATACCTCCAGAGCCTCCAGCACCTTCCCAAGTATATCTATCTTCTGCGCCGGTACAGTTGCCACCACCGCCACCGCCGCCACCACCATGGCCTCCAGAACCTCCGAAGCCATAGATGGTTGCATTTTCCCCGTTTACAGGTGTTCCACCATCTCCGCCATCACCACCAGTTGCGTATGGTTGTGTGCTAACTCTTCCTATCGTTCCATCTTTTCCGTTTTCTCCAGCAGAGGCACCGCCACCGCCGCCACCAGATGCAACATATCCCTCATAGGTTTCTCCTCTTACCGTATCGCCAGGTGTATAGGTTACTCCCTTATATATTACATTCTCTGCTGTGGAATTGGCTCCGTCTCCATTTCCTCCGGGGATACCCGCCTCTCCTGGCTTTGCGTATGTAATGCCGCTGGTCTGTTCGTAAAATCCATTTTCGCTACGGCTTCCATTTAGTGACGACAACTCGCCAAATGTTGTATCGCCACCATCCGAGCCATTCGTCGGTGCTTCTCCCCCGTTCCCGCCAGTTCCTCCATTCCCTATATGGACTTGAAATGCATTCCCTGGAGAAACTGTAATATTATTTTGATATATCTTTCCTCCCGCTCCCGCTTCTCCTTTTACTCCCCCGGAGCCACCTTTGCCTCTTCCCTTCGTTCCAAATATTCCTCGCCCGCCATCTTCTCCTGGCGCTCCTCCACTGCCGCCGCTTCCGCCGCCAATTAAAACTACACGAAGCGAGGTCACGCCATCAGGAACGGTCCATGTAGTGTCCTCATCTATGAGTTCCATTGTATCGTAGTATTCGGCGCTTGCTTTCGGCGGCACAAATCCAACCAGCAGCGTTTCATCCGCTTTCAACGTGTTGGACAGGTTGATGTCAGCGGATTCTAGACAGGCGGTGACTCCCGTTTTGTCATAAGGATGCCATGTCGCAACACGGTTACCCGGCACCTCTCCTTGGTATACAATAGGAGCCTGTATTGTTTCGGTCCATTGGAAATAATTAGCCAGCCGCTCCGCTACCGCCGTTGAATTTACCAGACTAACCAGTGTTGCGTCCTTCACCGTTTTAATGTTAGGCTCTGCCGCCTCAGATACATCCCTTACCACCTCTCTGGTATTATGGATATACGCCCTCCCTTTCAGCGTGCCAGAGCCGCCAGAAACCTTTGCGTAGTTGGCCCCGCTCTCCAAGATAGAGAAGCCATCAGCAACCAGTTCATACATCGGGCTATTAAATGTGATAATATCCCCTTGCTGGGCAGTTCCTTCAAACAGCTTGGTTTCCTCTCCGCCCTCCACATATTGGTGTTCTGTGACTACTACCTGGGTTATTTTTGCTGTTTCCGGGGCTTTCGCTCCCACCAGCATATAATCCTCATTGATATTTCCAGAGATGCCATCCCACAGGCTTTCAATGCGTAAAACGCCATCCAAATCCGTTTTGATCCATGCTCCAATCGCTATCAGGACTTGGACCAGGTTGTCCCGCTGTGTAGCAACAGGCAACCAACCATATAGCTTAACGTCTGCGTATTTGTTTTGGATTGAAAAAGGGACTGTACCACAGATGCTGGCAATAACTTCCTGCGCTGTTTGCCCGGTGTATATTCCTCCATAATGTTGTCCCTCAGTTAAAATACCAATGGCGGATGTAGCGTAAAGACTATATCTGCTAGGACCAACTCGCTCTACTTCTTGAAGGTAAAATATCCCTCGCTGGGCGCCATTGTAGATCCATTTTAAGGGTGTATTTCGAGCGAATCCAATAAACACTCCATCCGGGTCACGGGCCTCAGCGGATAGTGTATTGACCTCCAGAGAGGATGAGCGAAGAGACATAGCGATATGCACATTCCCCGAAAAGATATCCTTTTGGTAAAATGTCTTTCCGTTATAAACAAGCTGATTCATGTCGGCACCTTCTTTGGCTCCCTGGCGTAAAATGTGACGGTCAAACCGCCCCAGCATGTCCCATCATCCATATATTCCACCGTATCCTCAACGACCTCTATATAGGCCTCATAAGATAGTGTGGTTTGCCCGTAGGGTGCCACAACAGTGTGACTATCCACCGGGGATGTCAGTACCTCATAAAGAGAGTCATAGTCATCACGGCTCATCCCATCAGCAGAAAGTTGGAATGTGTAGTCAAAAAAAGTTCCCTGGAGGTCTCTCCAGTGATAACCAGAAAGAGCGTTGTCTGCGTTTGGCCCATCTGAGAGTCTGGCTTTACGGGCAATAGATTCTACGCCTACGTTGTATCCGACCCCGTCTATGGTGAAAATATTATCCATAGCCACCTCACTCCACCAAGTCTGTACCGCTTCTACGGTCCTCGTCCCTTAGATAAGGCCGCAAAAACATTGACGCCTCTCTCGGATAGAAGCCAATGTCCAGTTTGACTCGTTGTGAACTGTTCCCATAAACCTCACCGCTCTTGTTTGTATCAGCAGTTTCTCGGACGGTCGTAGCCGCCACCGAACCTGGAACCATTCCGTCGTTAACCAAGGTAACACGTCGCTCAATATTAGGCATAGCGCGCTCTAACTCGCTAAGTACATCTAGTCTGGATACAGCAGATTTGACAGAGGCTGCGTTTCCCTCCAGCCCGTTCGCTATCCCTTGGTCAATATTCTTGCCCAGGCGCTCCCCTCGCTTAGACGGAGAATGTACCTCTGCTTCTTTCTCGGCGGTTCCAAAAATCGCATCTATGACAGAACCTATGGCATCTACCACATTCCCGACCATGGACAAGAATCCATCTATCAGGCCCTGAATGATATTGGCTCCAATGTCAAACAGCATTTGTGGCAACTGGGCAAACCCATCCAAAATAGCTTTAACTACATCAGGAAGCGCAAGCACAATGCTTGGAATCGCACTTATGATGCCGTAAACTAGAGCAGTAAGAATTTCGACGCCGGTTCCAATTATTTCAGGAAGATTCTCTACGATAAAATCAATAATGGATGTAAGTATCTGCGGGAGATTTTCCATCAAAATTGGAATTGCAGAAACAATCCCATCTATCAGGCTTATAAGAATGTCGGCCCCTGTATCCAGAATGGAGGGCAAATTTTCGGTAAAATATTCTGAAATTGACGATATTATTTCTGGCAGCTTCTCTACAAGGGACGGAATGCCATTTTTGATTCCATCCGCTATGTATTTGAGAAGTTCAATCCCGGCATCCAACAAGGAGGGAGCCAGTTCTACAAGAGCAACGAATATTTCTTCGACCACCTGTGCCAGTCCGTCCAGCAGGGTCGGCAGATTATCGATGATCCCCTGCAAAATAGCTTGGAGAACATCCACGCCAAAGGAAAGAAAATCCGGGAGCTTCTCCACCAGCGCCGTGACCATATCGCCGATGGCCGTAGAAAGCGCCTCATCCGCTCCATCTACACCATTGACCAGGTCATTGAACGCCGTAACGACACTTGCGATTGAAGGGAGAAATTCAGATAGGAGATTATTTTTTACTTTTGATACGGTTTCCCCCAGTTGAGATAACGTATCATCGAGAAGGATCTGATTTTCTCTAGCCTGGATCAGTGCTTCGTTGTTTCGATAAAATGCCGCACTCGCTTGGTCATATGTCCTGGACAGGGTACTCATGATGAGCTGGTTGCGCTCACTCTCAGAGGTACATTTGGCCAGCTTTTCGTTGAACTTGTCCTCAGATATACCGGCCCAGTTCAAGGCGTCCGCCAAGGTGCCGGTTACCTGACCGACCTTCGCCGTCTCGTTTGCGCTTTCAATCAGCCCTTCGATTGGAAGGGAGTCGCCAAAAGTACCGAATACACCAGCGGCGATATCGGTCCATGTGGATACGTCCTCTTCATTCTCTGCCAGTTGTGCCAGTAGCTGGGATGCCTCGGTGGCCGTATCGGTGTCGCCAAGTATTTTGTAAAAGTCGCTGTAAGCTTTGGAGGCTGTTTCAGGTCCATATCCCGCCGCCTCAAAGGCGGTATTCAATTTACCTTGGGCGACTCGGTATTCTTCGGTAGCAGATTCCAGGGCTAGGAGTCCGGTCACCGCTCCAGTTGCGGCGGTAGCTACTCCTCCAATGGCCGCTACAGTTCCTTTCAGCGCCGTCTTGGCAACGCCACCCAACTTGGATAAGCCAGACTTAAAACCGCTTTCGTCGATATCTGTTCCGATTTTTACAGTGCCATCGTTCGCCAATCATGCCACCTCCTGTGGCTATGGCACTACGGCACTTTCAGCTCAAATATTTTTTTGCAGATCTTGCACTTTAACCATAAGTCATTTGCTCGTGCTTTCGGACCCAGCATCACCCGACTGTCCACTACTCCGCAGTACGGACAAACTGGCTTGCGCTTCTTCGTATCTTCGTTTGACATAATCTTTCATGTCCTGTTCTGTCTTATAGCCTGTGTTTCCAGTCCCAAGAGAGTAGCGTGATTTCATTTCCCGGTAGAACTGTTTTTGCTGCTTTGGGAGATCCTTCAAATCTACTGTCCGGTAGGTCATGATCCGGCAGATCTCACAGTCTTGGGGAAGGGATTTGAACAGCGCTTTGAACCGCCACCAATGCAATTTTGCTGTGCTTAAATCTATCCCATAGCACTCCCAAAAAGCGGAGAAAATAAACTCGCTGTCCTGCTCAAAGTCAAATGCCTGTGGATGTTTCTTTCCTGGAGCCGATTTCTCTTGCGAGGCTGCAGAATAGAACTCCAGCATGGACTCCAGTGTGTCATTGGAGGGCGGAAGGCCCAGAGAAGTCATGAACTCACAGAGCCGTTCTGCTTTCCTTCCGTCCTCTTCTTTTGCCAGCAAGATTCCTTGAAATTCGATCCAGCGCCGGAAATCTGTATCCACAGGGTATAAGACTCCGTCAATGGTGATTGTTTCCGGCGGTTCCCTGTACAGGCTCATTTTTTCAGATTCTGTAGGGTGAGCAGCTTCTGTACCTCCGGTCGGTTCAGCGCTTCCCTTGCTTCCGCCAGCTTCGCTTCCATTCTTGCTTTCCGTGCGGGTGCGTCATAAGCCGCAATGATGTCCTCACACGCCTTCATCAATTCGTTTGTATCTACCTCTTCCACGCCGGGCAAAGAGCCGGGAGCGAGATCCACAACGAACATATGGAACCGCTGGACTGCCTCCCGGCGGGTGATATCCCCACTACGGTACTCCTGATCGATTTTTGCCACAGATTCGATCTTATCATCCACGGACAATGTTCTAGCGGGCAACTCATAGGTCTTTCCTTGGATGGTAACTTTGTAATTCATGTTGTTCTCTCCTTAGACAGCAGAATATGTATACTCTGTGGGGGCAGTTCCAACGCTCCGAAGGTCTACGGAAATAGCGGAGTTTTCGCCAGCATTTCCGCCGCCATCGGAATTAACGATGATGGAAACGGTGCCCTTCTCTCCCTTACCAGTCAGCAGAGAGAAATAAACATAGGGTACAACGACCTTCTGGCCTACTCCATGAGCGATATCCAGGCCAAAGCAGTAGTCCTGGAAAGCGTCGCCAATGTAGCGGTCGCCGGTGATGGCAAAGGTGCGCTGTGTGCCAGTCTTGGAGGTGGACAGTCCCGTTCGGATATACTGCTTGTCCTGGGTAACGGGGTTCATCTGTGGGTCCAAGCCAGCAATGCCCATCTGCACAACGGTATAGTCCTTCTCCGTGGTGGCCTCCTCTCCAATCCCGACTGCCAACACCCAATCATCGTTGGTAGCAAAGCCAGCAAATTCATCATTCGGAGTATATCCGGCCATTAATTCAGATACTTTCATGCTTTCACTCCTTCTGTATAATACCTAACCCTGACCTGGAACATATAGCGGGCGACGGTGCCCGCCTCATTCACCCCGGCCAGATTCGGCATATTTTGTAGATTTTCAATACTTAGCACCTTACATCCCTGGAATTTAGGGAAGTTTCGCGATCTGTTCTGCTCATCGATCCAGTCCATAAAGTCCTGAACGCTCTGCGCCTGCTCTGCGTTGACATCGCTTGTGCCTTGATCCTGGGGCAGCATCTGTACAACGGCGAACTCATAGACCTTGATCCCCACGTCCCGAATGAACCGCTTCTCCCACACGTCGCTGTACACCGTTTCAATGCTGACACGCCCCGCCTTATCTGTGGCGCTGTTGAAATAGAGGAAGGACTTCACGGCGGGGCACTTCTCCAGAAATTCGAGAATTTCTTTATTTTTGTTCGCCATAAAATCACTTCCTCTTGATATAGGTTTCAATATCCTCCGCTAGTCTGTCGCCCTTTGCAGTCATGGCGGCCCGCTCCCAGTGGGAGCTAGCGAGCGGATGCTTGTCTATAGAGTATTTTAGATTTCTTTCTGTAGCGTGTTTACTGGTATTCCGCTTTGCGTATGTGCTCCCCCGGTCATCCACAAACACCTTGCCCTCCCATTGAAAATGTGCATAGGGTGATTTGTAGTGGACATAGTCAGGTGTGATATCCACAGTTTGGTCCAGAGCCCCGCTGTCCATAGGGACATAAGGAGAACAATAGGCATGCAGTCGAGTATGGGCATATTTCCTGACATTATCTGAAAATATCCGTTTGAACGTTTTCTTCGGGTTGAAAATCTCAACACTGATATTCATACGCCCTCCAGGTGGATGTGTCCCAATGGAAGCCTTGTGTTGTCCCGGACGGAACGGACGGTCATGAACTCGTATCGTCCCGCCACCGCCCGCACATTGTCCGGGGTCACATTCTCCGCTACCTTCCCATGTACCACGATGTCGCCAACAGAGGCTGTAAAGCCGGTCATGTCGCCTTTCCACTCCTGGTATGGGTGGTAATCCGGCGATTCCGGGATACGGACCGTAACCGTCTGCCCCAGCGACACATCAGCGCCCGACACGCTCCTCACGGTGGTTCGGACAAACACGCAACCGGTCAGAACGGTCTTTTTCCATGCGTCCAGGCCGTCCGGGCTGTCCTCTGCTGCTCTCCGGTTCAGAAGCGTGATCGTCTCACGAAACAGCGGCGTCATATCCCAACCTCCAGGCTGACCAGCTCAACGGGAAGTATCTCCACGATTTGGTCATATACGGAGCCCATCATTTGCTCCTCTGTTTTAGCAGAGGCATAGTTGACAGTCAGGCCGTCGTTGCTGGTACTGGCTACATTAACAAAGCCGCTCTTGATTCTTTCCATAGCGTCGATAATGAGCACCATACACAGGCGGATATCATCGTCTGGCCCTGTGATCCGTCCCCGCGTCCAGTAATCCAGCTTTTTTCTCGCCAGTTGCTCCAAGCGGGGGAAGGCCGACGAGCTGGCCGTCCCGCCAAGGGCTTTATACTGTTCGTATGTGATATAGCCACACATCAAGCCTTCCCCCTCCTTCTTTTAGGTCTTGGCCGTCACAGTAGCGTTACCGGCATTCTGGGCCTTATAGGTGCTGTCAGCTTCCACAACGGTGATCTTATGGCCGGTGGTGGCGGTAATGTCAGACACGCCGTCCCAAGTAGTCCAGTTCCGCACACTCTGACCGTAAGTAACTACCGGAGCCGTAGAGGGATCAGTTTTGTACTTATACACGTTGGTAGGGGACTCCTTTATGGGAGTAACTGTCAGCTTGGTATCGCCGGATGCGGTTCCCGCCGCACTCTGCACCGTCAGCGTCCCCAGGGTGGGAGTGCTGTCCACATCAATAACCGCAATACCATCCAAATACTCCGCAAACAGGGTCATGCCCATGATGGCAAAGCTCTCGGACACGGCAGTGTGGTAGTTGCCCTCCACATGGAAGCCGATTAGATTCGTCTCACCGTCCGTGGTATAGACCAGACCAGCCCTTGCAAAATCACTGGTAGACGGGTCCACATAATACAGAACAATATTTTCCACGGGGGTGGCAATCACTCGTCCGCGGGGGATCTCCTCGTCAGACAGCAGGAACACAGTGGAGAAGCCCATGAAGTTCTGCACATACTGGAAGCCGAAAGCTGTCTGGACGGTGATATTGGCGTCGCCCAGATAGTCGTAGAGGTCCAAGACATTGGCAAATCCCACTACATTGGTGACGGTCCGGTGGATCTGCTTAAACTTATTGATGACCAGGCCCTTGGACATGGCGAGGGCTCTTTGCCAGGTGGTTTCAGAGCTGGCAAGTTTGCCGGTGTTCAAGTAGGCGTAGAAGCGGCGGGTCACGTTGTCCTGCAATTCATACAGGAATGCGTCGTCCGTCATGCCAACGGCCACATCATAGCCATAGGTCTTAATGGCCTCGATAGAAACAGCCTTGGCATACTTCTCCACAGTCATCTCTTCGTAGGGGGTCTCAATGACTGTGGCCTTAGAGTAAGGAATTTCCTCGCCCTCTCCCACGGTTCCGCCCTGAAGGGTAACAGAAGCAGTCTTACTCTTTAGAATGGCGCCGGGCTCTTTGCGGATAGGGCGCATGATGCCCAGGATCTCCCGCAGGTGCTCCCAGTTGCGGGCAAAGCGGGTCACAAAGTCAATGACACGCGCGGTAGACTGGATGTCGGACGATTTGGTCAAATTATCTTTTGCTGCCATAATCTTTATCAATCCTTTCTAAATAGGTCTAAATGTTCGGCAATAGCGGCCTGACGCTCTGAGGCATCTTTAATACTCATGATCTGGTCCTTAGTCATATTGCCGCTGGTGTCGGTTTTGGTAACTCCGGCGATCTTCAACGGTTCATGCTGTGGGTTCTTGAAAATGCCGTCCACGTCTTTGGTCATGTCGGAAAACAGGTCAGCGGGCTTTTTGCCTTTGTTTGCTGGGTCTTGGATGGCCTTTTTCAACTCCCCCAAAAAATGGGTGCGTGTATACTCGTTGACAAACTCCCGACCCTCGAGGGCGCTCTCTGCGGTCTGTGTGAGGATGGCGTCCACCTGCGCTTCCTTCTCCGCCTTGGCTCGATCCGCTTCGGCCTGCTTGTACTTGTCAAGCTCCGCCTGGATAGCGGCGGCGTCGCCCTTGGCCTTTTCCAAGTTGGCGATGGTCTCGTCCTTTTCGGCAAGTTGTCTTCGGAGATTTTCCAATTCGGTCTTTTGGTCCTCCGTCTTTCCCTTCACTTTTCCAATGTCACGGCTGTTTAAGTCCAAAATGCTGTTTACCTGTTCGTCCGAAATGTCCTTCAAAATTGCTTTGATCTCTTCTCTGGTCATAATCTTCTCCTCTACCACTTCGCTTTTTTCTCGTGGGTCGCATCCACTGTGGCCCCGTAGTTTCTCGACTTCGGGTCGGTCAAATGTTGTATAAAATCCGCAGGTGCGGGTTTTACCAGAAGAAAAAGGGGCCAACCGCCTCCTATTTGTAAGCAGTTGACCCCAACGGTCCTTCCCCGGCTCCAATCAGCCGGAGGAGCTGTATTTGATTGTCTTTTTTACCTCCAGGACGATGCAGCCATCTCCTTTTCGCCTGACTTCCGCATCATTCCCACGCTTGATGATAGCCTTGATGGCCTCCAGCAGTTCTGTGTCTGTCATACTCTCTCAACCGTCGGTCCTGTCATAGACCTCGTCCTTTCCGGTCTGGGCGTCAACCCCGCCTGTTCGCAAAACCGCTTGTACTCCGCACTCAGCGCCGCTGACTTCTTACGGGCCTGTGTAGCCCCCAGCTTGTCACCTGCGGCTATCATGGCATCCCTCTCGTCCTTTGCATAGCGGATCGCAGTCTCCATCTGCCTTTGTCTCTGGCTTGCCTCGTAGCGGCTCATCTTCTGCCCCTTGTACTCGATCTTTTCTGAGGATCGTCGGTTGATGTCCGCCAGCTCCTTCCGGCTGTAGACTGACTTAGAAACCCCCAGTACGATGGGCGTGGCAAAGTGCTGGCAATTCAGCGTCCCCAAAGGGCGGTCAAGACTGCGATTGATGCGCTCCCACTCCTCATTGGAGAACTGCCGTCCCTGGATGTGGCGGTGGTCGGGGGCGCAGAGGCCGTGGGCGGAGATCTCCACACCATCGGCTCCAAACTCTCGTCCGGTCTCCTCCATCATTTGACTGTTGAGCCGCCGAACACCCTCCAGGATATTCATGCGGGCGGAGGAATCCAGGCGGCGGGAGTATCCGCTTTCCCAAGTCACCCGGCGCAGGCCGCTTCGGGCCATCTCCTTGACTGTTGAGCGCATTGCGCTCTGATAATCCACAACGCCGGTCTGCACATAGGTAATCGCCCGGTCAATAGCGGAGATGTAGTATTCCCTCAATGGGATGGTCTGCTTTCCACGCTTGAATCCAATCATGTAGGTGTTGGAGATATTGGATGTACCGTCCATAGCCTGACGCTTTGCGGCGTCCACAAAGGAGGACAGTACCGACCTGGCGGCGTAGCTCTGGAGCGCATCCATTTTCCTTGCTCTGTAATAGGTGTTGGCAAACTCCACATTCTCCTCCGCCACCTCCTCGAACAGCCTTTCCACTTCCTGCTGGTTCACACCCATAATACGGGCAACTTCTTTCTGAATAGCCTTGAGGTCCGCCCCAGCATATTCGATGGCTGTTTTCAGGCGGTGAGCGTCCGCCGCGCCGATATCTCCAATTTTACGGATTCGCTCACAGATACGTTGAACAACATAGTTGTTCAGGCTCTCCAGGTTTTCCACGATGTTGTCCGGCAAGCCCTCCAGCCAGGACTCATTCATCAGTCGGCTCATTTATGATCGGCTGAATTGCCGCCTCCTGTATGTACTGGCTTCCGCCTTCTTCGGCAATCTCCTCCACGCGGGCCTTGGCCGTCTCATAATCCTCATCCATCATCCAGGCACGAACCTCCGCCTTATCTACAGCGCCGATTCCCTCCGCAACCGTAAGCTGATTGAAGTGCTCATTCAGTTGTTCGATATAAGAAGCGGACCAATCATAATGCGTCTCCCATAGTCCAATCGGGGCCAGATTATTATAATTGGCAATCACGTCCACAGCGTGGAGCAGATCGTCTGTCCCTCGTTCCAGTGCCCGGCGGAACTTGGTGATAACCGCAAATGTCGAGTTAAGCGCCGCCCGCATTTCAGTGGCGGTGGCGTAGGAGGTAGTCGGCGGCGTCAGTATTCCGGGAGACAGGCCACATAGGAGCTCCACCATCTTGTTGTTGACTGTAATTCCGACCTCCAGGTCTGAACCCCGTATCTCTGGAGAAAACTCTTGGATCAGTTTGCCGGGGTTGGCATTATCTCCGGCACCTCTCATCATCTGAAAGAAACGCCGTTTTTCCTGTGGTAGCACTACATTTCCGTTTTCATCCTTCACCAAAAGAGTCTTGTCGGCAAAGATCATAGTCTCCTTGGCACTGTACTCCCGATTGAAACGCTCATACGCCTCCACCGCCTTTGCCATAGGGCCGTCCACACCGGCTGTAATCTTCACGCCGTTTACGCCGTTCACGTCCGCCCGGTTGACCGCAGGCGACTTATAGCGGCCAAACAGCGGGCGGTCCACATTTGGGATGATCTGTTCCTCTGGGATGTCCTTCCAGGCTGGCACTTGGTCCAACCGAATCTCGTTCGCTCCCTTAAAGGCTACGTTACGGATGATAAGCGCGCTGGTTTCCTGCCCACTCTCAGTCTGTGCCTCCTTAACCATCTGAATCTCATATCGCTGATATAACCCGGACTCATTTTTGATTTCTCCGACCTTCAAAATACAGGACAGGATATCATTCCCGATGGACTCGCATACAGCGAAGTCTCCATTCTTCACGATATCTACGCCCAGGCGCTTGCCATCGGTATATGGCTTAACAATGCAATCCCCAGTTCCCAGAGCTACCTCAGCGGCCACATCCATTCTGTCTCCCAGGTAGTAGTCCAAAAAATTCTGAATAAATTTCGCTCTGGCACTATCCCCCTCAATTGTGATAGTGCTGTCCTGCATGGCCAGGGTCGCCACTTTGTTTGCCACAACCGCTGTTACGGAGATATTTGACATATCGCTGTAATCATCCCGGTATATTGGCTTATCTTGCAACTCCAGCCCGACCTTCTGGGCCAGATAAAGCAAAATGTTCTTCACAAATCCCGTAGGGTACACCCCCTCAATACATATACTGCTTGACAAAGTGATTTATGGAGTACCGTAGCTCGTCCATAGCGTGATTGTATGCGTCTACTGGATTCCCGTGCTCGTCCACGCAGTACATACCGATCTCTTTCAAAAAATCTATGTGTCCATATGTTTCATCTTCCACTAGAAAGAAACATCCGTCCTGAATCATATTTTGTGTGTACTCTATCCCGACCTTGATTCCCTTGGTACTCCCGCGGATATCGTGTGCATTATTGTCCGCGTTTAGTGCGTCGATTCCATAAAGTTCCAGTTCCTTTCGTAACGCCTTACAGGCCGGGTCAATATACCATGCGTCTTCCCGCATATTCCAGCGGTTGCGGCAATATGGGGCAAATTTCCCGGCCAATTCACGGGCCTGTACGCTCATAGCCTTGTTCCCGCCGTCGTAGTACCAGTTTGCCACACGGTATAGCGCCATCCCCTTCTTTGTGCGGCAGACCAGGTTGCAGGACACGCTTGTGGCATCCGTCAGGCCGCCGTCTCCGGCAAAGTACATCTCAATAGGGCGGGCATCGTTCGGCAGCCGGGTCAGGATGTGCTTAGTCGGATCAAACATGGAGTAAATCACACCCTGGGGGATACACCGTTCTCCCAGCCAGTCCCGCTGATAGAGATATGGATTTCTCTCCAGCGTCCGGCGTAACTCTTCCTTTCGCTCCGGTGTGATAATCGGGTTGTCATCCACCGTCCAATGTGTCCAGCGGGTGTCCTGCACATTGAACACATCTGTGATGACCGGGTGCATGGGTGCTGGCGGGTTCAGGTCGGCCAAATGCCAACGGATATGGGCGGCATACGTCCGGCGGAAGCACTCCTGAATCATGTTCATGTGCAGGATGTCAATCTCGCAGAAGTACACCCCGCCCAAGGATAGGCCACGGATGGTCTTGTCGCTGTCCGCCTTGGCTCCGCCCTTGTAATAGATCTTCTTTACGCCGGAACAGGTTAGAGCCTCCAGGTGGTCCCCATGGTCATCATGCTTCAAGTTCGCTTGCCTTCCAAACAAGTGGATCAGGCCATTTCCATCACCATCCATGGCCAACCGAAACGCCTGCTGCTGTGATGCGCCGACCACCAGGAAATTGCTGTCCTTGGAGGTGTTCAAGAAGTCATAGAACCGCAGGATGCAGGCCGTGGTCTTGCCGCTTCTGGGCGTTCCCTCCGCCACATCCAACGTCCGGTCAAATGGGCGATTCAGAAAATCTATTTGCTTTGCGGAAAGGCTCATTATTTCCTCGATTCGTACATATCACGCAGTAACGGGTGAATCTCTTGCCTGTGCTCCGTATTCGCTGTAAATTTGTCAATCAGCGTTCCCAGTGCAGTGGTAATCTGCGCTGGACTGGCCTCCGCCAGCTTCTCCGGGTCGTTCAGGGCGGCCAGCCCTTTTCCGATAATCTCGCAGACAACTCCCTTTTGACTGTCCATATACGCCAGAATATCGGCGGTGTTCTCGTCTTTTTTCTGATTGCACATTTCTGCAATATCTGCATTTCCTTGCACAATTTTCTTCACCGTGTTAAGAGAAACGCCATTTACTTTTGCTGTTGCGTTATAACTGCCCAACTGTACATAGTCAGCAATAATTTTCTTTTTCTGCTTATCCGTCAGCCGTGCAGCCATAACACCACCTTCCTGTCATACAAATCCGCCCCCGTCTCTCGCAACGAGGCGCGGCATATATACCCCTTCCGGGGTATGCTCCGGGTTTGGTCAGGCTTTCCGGGGGCCTGCTCTGTAAGGACTTGCGTCCTGGTGCCACCGCCCGCCTCATGCGGCGAGGAGCGGCGTATGTGCGCTTTCCCGCTTAGATTGTCACGCCGTATTGGGAGGCCCGTGCACAGGCAAACACGGCAGTTTTCAGCGGGATAGCGCGGTTTTGACTCTCAAAGGCTGCCATTCTACCCGGAGTCGGCCAGCTATGGCTTACTGGCAGGCCGCTGGTGATTTCACTGGCAAGATACGCGACCCCGATTCGCCAGTATAGTGTCTTTCCACAGTCAGCTCCTTGGCCTTTGGAGCACATTGTCTAATGCCCGTAAAGGGCGATGTTGCCGCATGGAGGGCGATGCCCTCCGGCCCGGATTCTTGGGCTGGTTCTGCCGTGCGGCGTATGTACCCCGGCAAGCACCGGGGTTGAGGAGGAAATAGAAGAAGCGAATGGGAGCGCAGGGGCATACGCTCCCACACTCCCATTGTCGCATAATCGTCGGCTTTGCCTCCCACTTTTGTGGGAGATATTTTCTTATTTTTTTG